CCGCGTCGCCGCTGATCGTGTCCAATGCATTCACATACACATAGATCGCACGCTGATATATAGCACGCGATGTATTGGTGCGCTGATGTATAGCGTGCGGCGCGTGTCTGCTGTGTGAGACAGACAGATCGCAGTCCCCGGCTGGAAACCAAAGAGCACTTACTATACTTGCTTACTTACTGGAGATGAGCACTCACGCAAGCCCCTCGCGCTAGTAATATGAGAAAAACCAAAACGCGCTATGTGTGTAGTACTCATGTATGTATATGATATAAAAAAGCACCCCTATATGGCCCACTGTTATGTGAGACATATAAGGGTGAGTTAACTACCACGACACATATAGTATAGCATAAACCAGATCACACACAAGTGTTTCTAATGTATGTGCCATGTAGTAGATGTATGCGGTTGACGAGGAAGTCCAGCCGACCGGCACTTCGTGCCGGATATACTGAGTATACTTGACTTCTAGCGCTAGATGTGCTACGTGCGATGATAGACTTCCTCTATATGTAGTAGGAGATAACGATCATGCCAAGTTGGGCCGGTGGTTGGGATCATGTATTTGGTGAACCACACGCACTCACCAAGCAAGCTACTGCAACAATGCGTGGTGTAGCTCGCCTCAACGCATCATATGCTAACCAAGCGTTCGGTGAGATTGGACGTGCACTGGCGAACGGTGTAGGTGCCAACGCTGAATACACCATCGCACAGGTTCAAGCACGACAACATAACCATATGGACATGGGTGGTAAGATACCCATTGCGCCTTATGCTGTTGTACCTCTTCACGCTACTACCATCTTGGAGAAAGAAGCCTTCCAATCGCAGATGACGCCCTACTTCGCACCTATGCCTAACCCAGCTACACCTAACGTAGCAACGAGCGGCTATCCTGTTGAGAAGAGTGGCAACAGCGGCGGCGGTATGCTAGGCACGGTGAACAAGTAGATGCCTGACGAACTCGGCTCTGGTGCTGATCAACGTACTGTAGACCAAATGATGCAGGAGTTGTTGGATCGCGAGCATGCGTTAGAACCAGAGATACCTGCTAATCGTCGCTTCAAGTCACGTACACCTCCGCAAGTGCAACAACAGTTGCAGGAGTATTATGACAGTGGTGCAGCACAGCGTGAGCAGTGGAAACTAGATAAGCTGCCACGCTTAGCACCGGGACAGGAAGTACCACTACCACCGCTACCTAGAGGCTTACAACAAGAACTAAATCAATCAATGCAGCAGCCACTGCCTCCACTTAGGTCAGGATCACCACGAGGGCCACAGGTAAACGTAGGACCGGGTGGTAAGCCATACGCACCAGCAATCAAAATCGGTCCTAACGGCGAAATCATTTGGCCCAAGGAGTAACAATGCCCGTAGGTCAAGGTGGTCAAGAACTACCATACGCAGGCACACCAGAGATGGATGCCTTCATACAACAGATCAACCAACAACCAGCTATCATGCAGCAGCTTCCACCTGAAGCAGTTGCTGAAGTACTCAAACACCTAGGTCTAGATAAGAGTGACCTAGATGAAGTAGGTGAGTGGATGGATGGTGCGGCTGACGCTGCTAGTGGCAAGCCTCCTGCACAGGCACAAGCACCCATGCAGCCTATGGAAGAAGAAGAAGAAGAAGCCGCACCACCTATGCCTGTAACAGAGGAAGCGTAACATGCCGCAGATGCCTCCGATGCCTCCACAACAACCGCAAGGAGGCAATCCTATTGATGACCTCATCAGCGCACAGATGATGCAGTCTGCTGTTGGCAACCCTAACGCACCTGTTCCTCAAGGTAGACAAGCTGGTAGACAACAGCGCCCAGCTATCCCAGCTAACAAGCAGCCTTCTGCCAAGTCAGGTAATGATAGACAGAAGATGATCCAAGACATCTTCAGGAAGAAAGCTGGAGGTAAGAGTGCCAGACCTCCCACTCGCTAATGGGCTTGTCATTGACACCACAACCGGCCAAGCGATGTTACCAAACACGTCGCCCGAAGCTGTCATACAACAGCAGACAAAGCGTCACAGACAGAGCGCGCAGGAAGCTAATACGCGAGGTCGTGATCGCAACAATCGCGCTATCAGGCGTAGTATTATTGATCTACCTGCTGACAGCAAGGCTGTAACTACTGCTGGTGTTGTCTGGTTGTACTTCAACCTAGGCATCAATGACGCAGAGATAGCTGATGCTACTGGCTTGAAGATCAGCCAAGTAGACATGATCAAAGGTCTACAGCTATTCACACAGCTAGACCACCTTCTCAAAGACAACATCGCAGCGCTACAGTCTGACAACGTGCAGAAGCGTATCGACGCTATGTCTGCGTCTGCATTAGATAAACTAGAAGACTTAGTAGAAGACGAAGAAACTAGGCCGGCTACTAAAGCGCGTGTGCTCATGAACATGCTAGATCGTGGTGGCTTCTCACCTAAGCAAGTCATGGAGCATCGTCACTCCTTGGAGGGCGGCCTAGTCATTCGTCATATCAGAGAGATAGCACAACCGAAGCAGATGCCCGTAGTAGATGTAGACGCACGAGATATAACATCGCAAGTCATAAAGGAGGGTACGTGATGGCTATTGTACCTAACAAGGACGGACAAGGTATCAAAGCTAATGGCTTCTACGGTGATGTAGACCCTAGCTACGACATGCCTACAGCAACTGGTGCAGTGTTCCCTGCTGCTGCGTCTGCATACGCTTCGCAGATGTACATCAACACCGCTGATGGCACAGTGTATCGCTCACTCGCTGCTGGTACTACACGTTGGGCTGAGACTAACATCCGCTGATGGCTAGACCACGTACTAACGCAGTAGCTGAACGTCCTGAACTCTTGCTTAAAGAAGGCAGTCTTCAGGATCGCTTCCTGCGTAGTAAAGCTAAGGTACAAATCTATGGCGGTGGCTTTGGCAATGGTAAAACTACTGCTGCGGTTATTAAAGCCATCCAGCTTAGTGACAGCTACCCAGGTAGCACTGGTCTTATATCGCGCTCGACGTATCCTAAGCTAAACGACACTATACGTAAGGAGTTCCTGAAGTGGTGCCCGCCTACTTGGATCGTCAGCTTCGCCGTTGGGCAGAACGGAGACAACATCTGTCATCTAAAGAATGGCACAACGATCTACTTCAGATATATCGCACAACAGGGTACAAAGACAGAAAGCTCATCCTCCAATTTATTGAGCGCTACATTCGATTGGGTCATAGTGGATCAGGTGGAAGACCCAGAAATTACACACAAGGACTTTCTAGACTTGTTCGGTAGGTTGAGAGGGAGGGCGCGCTACATTGGTGATGACGCATCCATGCCCGCAACAGGGCCACGTTGGATGATGTTGACTTGTAATCCCACAGGCAACTGGGTCTACACCAAACTAGTGCGCCCTCTAAACCAATGGTTACAAGGTGGGTACATTACAGATGACTTGATCTGTGCGCGTGACGTAGATCGTAAGCCAGTGTTAGATGAAGCAGGTAAGCCGCAGCTACTTATAGATGTCATCGAAGGTAGTACTTATGAACTACGTCACGTGCATGAAGCTGAAGGTGGTGACTTCATTCAAACACTTGAGACGATGTATAGCGGTCAACAGCGTGATCGCTTTCTACTCGGCAAATGGGTTGCTTATGAAGGCTTAGTCTATCCGCAGTACGACAACTCTGTACATCTACTACAAGAAGGTAACATCACCGCTCTGCTAGATGGCTACCATGAAACACACTACGCACCTAACTGGATAGAGAGCTATGACTACGGACAAGCACAACAATCGTGTTACGTACTAGCCTTCGTAACTCCTGAGAGCCAAGTCATCATATGCGACGGGTTCTATCAGAAGGAAATGTCTATCGACATGCAGATTGCAGGTATACGCCGTATACGTCGCGAGTGGAATGTTGAAGTAGATGAGATGCACAAGATACAAGCGGACCCGTCTATCTTCGGTCGCAAGACAGTCCACAAGCGCACCGTGGGTAAGACGATTGCTGACATGTTCAAGGAAGACGGCATCTACATGCGACGAGGTAACAATGACATCACCAACGGAGTTGTTAAGGTTGGAAGTTACCTTAACATTAATCACAGATTGCTCCATCCTGTCCAACGGTCAGCTCCATCACCGCGTTTGTTCTGCAATGCAAAACTCGATTGGTGGTCTGACGAGTGTGCTGGGTATTTCTGGCAACAGTCTACGTCAGGTGAACGTATCGACAAGCCAATGGATCGGAACGATCATGCAATGGACGCCACCCGTTACTTACTCTCAGATATGCCAGACATCGGTAGATACGTAACACCAGAGAACGAGCGCGTTCCTTCATGGATGCTGTGGCAAGAGAACGATAAGAAGGCGAACAACCCTAGAGGTCATCGGTATGGCTGAGCAATACGAACCCGGTGAAGAGTATAACAGGCGAGCAGAGCCTGCTAGTGATAGCAGTGAGTTCACCTCCTATGAAGGAGTGATGAAGCCTGAAGGTGCTCCTGTAGATGACATGCCTATCTACCGCATGATAGGTGAGAGCAAGATACCTGTCTCTAAGCACAGAGGCCCCTTGTGGCGTAGTAGATACGATCAGGGCAAGAGTGCGATGAGTAAGAACGTCGAAGCATGGAACGAGGCATACAGGTACTATCGCCATGACCATACTCGTCACAACAGTTCTAAGTACGCCGACAATGACACGCAAGGCGGAAAGTCTCTTGCGGGCACCTTTGACAGCACTGAAAACATTGTATTCGCAAACGTCTCAGCACTTGTCCCTCTCCTGTTTACAAAGAATCCTGACGCGGAATTTACGTGTGAGGACGATCAAGATCAACCGCGAGCGCGAGTTGTTGAAAAGCTCGTCAACGTACTTGCTAGTAAGAAGACATCCCCCGGTCTTAATCTCAAACGCAAGGTCAAACGCAACATCGTCTCCACCTCACTCACAAACATTGGATGGTTTGAGTGTGGTTATACACTACGCGAGCAATCCAGCGAAGCTGCTTTAGAGGAAGTACAGAAGCTATCAGCAGAGTTGGAGAAAGCTAAGGCACAGAAGGACATTAAAGACATTGAAGGCAAGTTGATGGCGTTAGAGCAGACAATTGATATGCTTACTCCATCAGGTCCGTGGGTGAAGGTACGTAGACCAGATCAGATCATCGTTGATCCTACTTCAACCGACCTAGACTTAAGCGGCCCGTGCAATTGGGTGATGATTGAAGACCTCATGTACACCTCACTGCTACGCGCACGTTACGGTCGTAAGAAACCCGACAGCGACGAGTGGGAGAGTGTGTTCTCACCTTCTAATGTCATTAAAGCTGGTATCTCTCCAGATCAAGGTGAGCGTGGTCAGACAGACAACTTCCAACTCTTCAGCTATTCTACTAGTGAGTATGCCAAGTACGGCTACGCTGACCAACAGTCATTCCTAGCAGCACAGATGACGAAGGTGGTCTATGTCTGGGACAAGGTTACTAGACGTGTTGAACTCTACAATTGCAATGACTGGTGTTATCCTCTCTGGGTCTGGGATGATCCTTATTCTCTTGACCAGTTCTTTTCAGTCGTCCCTATGGAGTTCCACACCGATCCAATCACTATGTATGCCAAAGGTGAAGTGACCTACTACCTCGACCAACAAGATGACATCAACGTCATCAACAACGAATGGGCTAAGGTACGCAAGTTCGCAGCAGGCAAGGTAGTGTTTGACAAGAATGCAGTCAAAGATGGCTCTATGTTAGAGAGCCTCATAGCAGGCACACTCGACACTAACACTCTCGGCGTTGACCTACCTGAAGGCAAGAAGATCGGTGACATACTCGGACCTCTCCTACCTCCTAGCGCTGAAGCAATTAAATTCTTCGATAAGAAGCCAGTACTTGAAGCCATTGATCGCTTATCAGGAGTTGCGTCAGTTCAACGTGGTGTTGAGTACAAAACAAACACCACAAACAAAGCTATTGAGAGCTATGAGAGCCAGATACAGACACGTGCAGATGAGAAGATGGATGCTATCGAGGATAGCGTGGGCACTGTTCTATGGCTTACGGCGCAGATGTGTATGCAGTTTATGAAGAAGGAAGATGTCTCTGTCTTGCTAGGCGATAAGCTTGCTCAAGATTGGGAGACAATGGATGCACAGACTATCAGACAGACATTCACACCTCGCGTCGTTGGTGGAAGCACACTCAAGCCGACATCACGCGCGAAGAAGGAACAGGCGCTACAGATCAGTCAAATCATTGGTCAGTTCACACGTGCAACACCCATCGCTGCTGTTGTTGCTCTCAAAGTTCTCTCGCAAGCGTTTGACAATGTGGTTGTAAGTCAGGAAGATTGGGAGCTTATCTACAAAGGCATTATGAAA